GGTTAGCAGAATGTGAGTGAACATGGATGGCATCACGACGCATTGCGTGAAGCGTCTCAATCTCAAAGACCCAAAGAGGCATAGCAGCAACTCCGAAACAGGAAGGAACGACTGCCAAGCCAAGCATATCTTTACGGGATAGTCTAGTAACAGATTGTTACAGACGCTAGTAATGTAATCCTATAGTGTAATCAAAGGGTTATGTCTTGGCCGTCTCGAATACCTGCATGGCAGGAGTGAAACGCACAATTCCAATGTAACAATGTAACACCCGGCACAATGAGAATCTGTCGGTTCCAACCTATCATGATCCACCCATGACGCAGTCATGATGAGCTGCCCAGCGTTATCCCCGCTCGAATACATCGGCATGATTGCGTCGCTTCGGCCCGTTATATCTGCTCGGATACAAAGGCCCTCCCTGTGCGAATCACCAGTGGCAACCCCATGGAGGGGGTGTGGGGGTGGGCTATATGCGCTGAATGCACCTCGAAATTTTCTCACAGAAATTCCAGCATTTTCAGTCAGTTAGACTTGTCAAGTAAATTATTTTGCATAAATGTGAAAAAAACACTTGACAAACGACTGAAAGTATGGTATAATATACATGTAGGTACAGGTAAATGATAATCAGAGACTCTGATATTATCAATAATCACTCTACTTAACTTATACTCAAGTAGATTGTCTAAGATCATTAGATATAATCTCTCTACGATCTTAGATCATATATCCTTCTGATCTGAGATTACTCAATGAGTAGCGATGAACCCTTCGGGGTTAATTACAAACATCGCGCCAACTCCATTTACTCATATACATATCTCTGTGTCGTCCCGAGAGGGTCAACGGCACGTCTCCCCTGAAAGGACTATCGTGCCGCTTAATCTCAACCTCCTTCGACAGACTAACGCGAAGCGGTGGGCTGCTGCAAAGCTAACCCGTGCCTCAGAGTATACCCTCCCCGTCAAACGTATCCTAGCGGCTAAGGATCGCTACCTAGCCATCCAAGCTGCCACGGGAGTCCATTGGGTCTTCATCGCTTGTGCTCACTATCGGGAGTCCAGTCTGGATTTCAGTAAGTCCCTAGCACAGGGCGACGATTGGAGTCGCGTATCCGTTCGCGTACCTAAAGGTCGTGGCCCCTTCAACTCCTTCGAGGAAGCTGCTGTCGATGCACTAACGAACTGTGCTCCGTATGCTGCCAAGAATACTGACTGGTCGATGCCGAACATGCTCACGTTGATGGAGCAGTACAACGGCCTAGGTTACGCCTACAAAGGTCTACCTTCGCCATACGTGTGGTCTGGGACAGATCAGTACACGAAAGGCAAGTACATCAGAGACAAAGTCTTCGATCCTAACGTAGTCGACAAACAACTTGGTGTAGCTGGTCTAATCCGTTCCCTTCAGTCTGCTGATCCTACGATCCAGTTTCCTGACCCAGGGAAGCCCGTACAGCGAATTCCAGAGAAGTCTGGTACCCACGTAGCTCCTGAAGCTAAAACCTCCCCTGAGCCTTCTGTGGTCAAAGCAGGACCATCCGTGGTATCTACCGTCCTAGACTGGTTGAAGAACCACTAATGACCAATCCTTTCCTTTTCCACACAGGACATAAAAAGCTCCGGGCTCTCTTCTTCGAGACCACTCTCGCCGACAAGAAAGACGTAGTCTACACTCTGAAGCACAGAGACCACGAAGGCTACCCGTCCTTGTACCGACTCTACATGGAATGTGATGACCCTACAGAGTACACCTTCGCTACTCAGTACCTCGATGGATGGGATCACTGGCAGACGTTGTGTGACTGCTCATGGTTCAAGCCTTACGTCGAGGCATGGAGGAAAGAGCTAGAGATTAGAACTAAGGCCAGAGCGTTAAAGGCTATCAAAGACCTCGCCGCCGACCCCAAGACTAAAGAACACTACCAAGCGAGTAAGTTCCTAGTCACTAACGGTTGGGTCGAGAAAACCACTGGTCGTAAAGCTGGTCGTCCCTCAAAGGATGAAGTCAAGAAAGAAGCTCAACGTATCGCTGAAGAACAGCGAGAACTGGAAGAGGAACTCTCAAGGGTGGGGCTGCATTAATGGGTATCTACAACACCGATGGCTCCATCGCCACTACGACTGTTGATGGCACAGCTTGGACAGGCTTGTATGCGGCAGATGGCTCTGTCAACGTAGTCTTAGACGACACGACGTATCAAGGCTTGTACCACCCATGTGGCGCTCTCCGTGTTAACTCCGCAGACGGCAACACCGTCGTAGACTCCTCAGGAGCTTATTACAAAAATACTATCTTCGGTGGGAGCCTAGTCGCATGACAGACCGGGACCAGAAGGAGATAATGAAGCAAGCCATCAAAGAATGGATGGATGAGAAATACGCTGAGGTAGGTAGATGGTTCGTAAAGACGCTTCTCGTCGCAGGTGTAACCTCTTTCTTCCTTTGGTATATCTCGGTGCGAGGCTATAAATTTCCGTAATGTCTAAACTCGATCTTATCCGTGAAGCTGCCGAAGCTAGCCTAGAGAACTTCATCCGACTTGTCCATCCCGGCAGAGTACTTGGCGGTATCCACTCCGAACTCATTTCATGGATGACTCGTGGAGACAAGAAGTCCCACCAACTCGTCCTTCTTCCTCGGGACCACGGCAAGTCCGCCATCGCAGGTTACTTCGCAGCTTGGCAGGTCGTCCGTAACCCCGCGATCCGTGTCCTCTACATTTCTGCTACCAGCAACCTCGCTGTCAAGCAGTTGAAGTTCATCAAGGATATTCTCACCAGTAAGACGGTCCAGAAGTATTGGCCTGATCTTATCCTCCCTGACGAAGGCAAGCGTGAGAAGTGGACTGAAACCGAAATCGCTGTAGACCATCCTCGTCGTAAAGAAGAATACATTCGTGATCCTACGATCTGGGCTGCTGGTCTTACTACTCACATCGTCGGTATGCACGCCGACATCATTATCCTAGACGACGTTGTCGATAGAGATAACGCTGATACAGAAGAAGGTCGTAGCAAAGTCTCTCGTCAATACTCGTATCTCGCTTCGATTGAAGGTGCATATTCTCAGCAGTTGATCGTCGGTACACGTTATCATCCGATGGATCTTTATTCGTCGCTCCTTGATGCCAAGATTGAACTCTTCGACGACGAAGGTGAAATGACTGGCACGGAGAGCCTGTATGAAATCTTCGAGAGAAAAGTTGAAGACCGAGGAGACGGCACAGGTGAATTCTTGTGGCCTCGGCAAAGAACTAACGACGGTAAAGAGTTCGGATTTAACGTAGAAATCCTTGCACGAAAGCGTGCTCAATACCGAGAAAATATCGCAGACTACTACGCTCAATACTACAATGACCCCAACCATGCCTCCGCTGGTGGGATCAGCCGGGATCGTTTTCAATACTACGACCGTTCGTTCTTATCGCGTAGTAATGGATATTGGTACTATAAAGGACGCAGACTTAACGTGTTTGCTTCAATCGACTTTGCTTTTAGTCTAGCGAAGAAAGCAGACTACACAGCTATTGTCGTTGTCGGTGTAGACGGAAATCAGAACTACTACGTCCTCGATATAAAGCGTTTCAAGTCTCAGGACATTTCAGAATACTTCAAGGAAATCCTGATCCTCCATAGGAAATGGGATTTCAGGAAGCTCAGGGCTGAGGTCACTGTCGCTCAAGAAGTCATCGTGAAAGACCTGAAACAGAACTACATCAGGAAGCATGGTCTGGCTCTCTCCATCGACGAATACAGACCCACGAGAAACGAAGGCACGAAGACTGAGAGAGTCCACGCAATCCTTTCTCCGAAGTACGACAACCTGCAAGTCTGGCACTACCAAGGCGGTAACTCTCAAATCCTCGAAGACGAGCTAGTCAGTATTCGTCCTCCGCACGACGATGTCAAAGACGCTCTCGCTTCAGCTATTGATGTCTCAGTCGCCCCAAGTATCCAGATGCATAGTTCACCGGAGTCTGCTCAAGTGTATACACACAGTAAGTTTGGAGGCATCGCGTGAGCGGTACTGTAATCAATCTCATTGACATCATCACTCCCGACAACCTCGGTTGTGCCATTGCTAGAAAGTATCAGTCATGGCGCACTGACAGAGAACCGTGGGAGAATGAAGTCGCTGAGATCAGGAATTACGTCTTTGCGACTGACACGACTAAGACGAGTAACAGTAAACTTCCGTGGAAGAATAAGACGACTGTTCCGAAGCTGTGTCAGATCAGGGACAACCTCTTAGCTAATTACATGGCGGCTATCTTCCCGAAGAGGAAGTGGTTGTATTGGGAAGGTGACTCCTCGGACGATAACGCTCCTGAGAAGAAAGCAGCTATCGTCAATTACATGAGTTGGGTTATTTCCCAAGACTCGTTCAAGAACATCGTTACTAATCTGCTCCTCGATTACATCGACTACGGCAACGTCTTCGCTGGTTGTGAATGGGTAGATCAGTCTCAGCAGCGAGAAGACAAGACTTGGGTCGGTTACGTCGGTCCCGTCGCTAAGCGGTATTCTCCGCTCGACGTAGTGATGAACCCCATCGCTCCTGACTTCCGTCGTACTCCGAAGATCATCCGCAGTCTCATCACTCTTGGTGAAGTCAAGAAGCTGTTGGAGTCTCAGAGCACTCCCGAGAACAAAGACGCTTACGACGAACTCTTCAAATACCTGATCGAGCTTCGTAACACCGCTGCGAATATGGGTCAAGGCAACCTCAAGGTTGAAGACTCGTATTATCAGATGGATGGTTTCAACTCCTACCGTGAATATCTCGAAAGCGACTACTGTGAAGTCCTGACTTTCTACGGTGACATTTACGAACGTGAGTCCGATACGTTCTATGAAAACTATGTCATCATGGTTGTCGACCGGCATAAAGTAATCTTGAAGAAGCCGAACCCGAGCTACTTCGGATATACTCCAATCTTCCACGCTGGTTGGAGAAAGCGTCAAGACAACCTCTGGGCCATGGGTCCGCTGAATAATCTCGTAGGTCTCCAATACCGGATTGACCACATCGAGAACATGAAGGCAGACTGCTTCGATCTAATCACCTTTCCGCCGCTGAAGATCAAGGGCTACGTCTCTGATTTCAAGTGGGGTCCGTTTGAACGGATCAACTGCGGTGACGACGGTAATGTAGAGATGCTCGCCCCTCCATTCCAAGTCCTGACTGCTAATCAGGAGCTAGCGTCGTTACAGGCGTTGATGGAGGAAATGGCTGGTTCACCTAAGGAAGCTATGGGCTTCCGTACTCCGGGTGAAAAGACTGCCTATGAAGTCCAGAGACTAGAAAATGCTGCGTCACGTATTTTCCAGAACAAGATCGCTCAGTTCGAGGAGCAGGTACTAGAGCCTCTTCTGAATGCGATGCTGGAGTTAGCGAAGAGAAACCTGTCCCGCGCTATCTCAATCCCGGTGTTCAATCCGGAATTTGACATCACCGTATTCGAGACCCTCTCCGCAGCGGATATTACGGGAACAGGTAAGATCAAACCAGTTGCGGCTAGACATTTCGCTGAACAGGCGGAAATGGTTCAGAACCTCACGGCTTTCTATAACTCAAAACTTGGTATGGACCCGGCAGTCCTCGTGCATATCTCTGGCTTCGGATTAGCGAAGTTGATGGAGGACAATCTCAACCTCCAAGACTACAAAATCGTCCAACAGAATATTCGTCTAGCTGAGGAAGCTGACAGTCGGCGTGAAGCTCAGGCTCACATGGAGCAGACACAGATGGAGGCAGGAACTCCTTCTGGATTGACTCCTGACGATAGCTCCGGTCCTCCGCTTCTAGGTAATGGCGCTCCGCCGCCTCTAGGTCAGCCGAATGCAGCCGCTTAGTACAGCTTGGACGCAACACCTTTCGGGCAAAGACAAAGAAGATTTCGAGGTCATCGTCCGAAACTCTACTCTACTCCTAACGAGACTTAAAGAGATCATCGAGGAGTCAGAGCGCGCTCTACAATCACAGTCGTATTCAGTCAAAGACTTTGAAGACCCTAATTGGAGTCACAAGCAAGCCTTCAGGAATGGTGAACTTGCTAGACTGAGTAAACTGAAATCACTTATTCCATTTTAAGGATAGACCATGTCCTCTCTTTTTGAGGAGCACGACCCCGCTCCTAAGTTTGAAGATTTCGTAGGTGAAGACAAGAAGTACAAGACGAACGACGACGTAGCGAAGGCTATTGTCGAGAAAGATCGTTTCATCGAGACTCTCAAGTCTGAAACTGCGGCTCTTCGTCAAGAGCTTTCTGCACGTCCTAGCGCAGATCGCAGTCAGGAAATCCTAGACCGATTGGAGGCCCTGAACACTAAACCGGCCACGCCGCAGCCCGCACCATCGGAGCCTGCACGGGCAGAGGTTAAAGGATTGTCCGAAGAAGACGTTCTCCGCCTTCTCAACGAACGGGACCAGAAGCGTCTCGCTCAGCAGAATGTCGAGACCGTTAAATCAGAACTCAATACGAAGTTCGGTCCTCAATACGGACAGGTTCTTAAATCGTTGGCAGACAAGATGGGTGTAGGTACGTCCTTCTTGGAAACCGTAGCGGCTCAGTCTCCGGCAGCGTTTATGAAACTCATTGACGGTGCTCAACCGACTGAACCGTATGTCGCGGCCCCTACTTCACAGGTCTCGGCAACCTTCGTTCCTAGCCCTTCTGGCGCTAAGCCAAGGTCTTGGTATGTCAAGCTTCGTGCTACTGACAAAGCGAAGTACGACTCTGCCTCTGTGCAAACTCAAATGATGAAAGATGCCATGGAGCTAAGAGAAGCTTTCCATGACACAAATGAATAGGATAAACAATGGCTGGTTTTAGCTATGCGAATGACGAACATCTTGTTCGTGCAAATATTTGGTCTACCCGTCTTAAGGAGGTTCTCCTTGAGGAACTGATCGGCACTAAGTATGTCGACTTCCTCACCGACTTCCCTGACGGCGATACTATCAACATCCCGAGCATCGGCCAGATGGAAACTCTGGACTATGCAGAAGGTCAGGCTATCCGTTACACCGGCATGGATACTGGTAACTTCACGTTCTCTGTGAACAAGTACAAGTCTTCGGCGACGTACATCACGGAGAAGATGAAGCAGGACTCGTTCTATATGAACCGTCTTGTCTCCAGCTTCGTTCCGAAGATGCATCGTGCTATCGCGAAGGCGATGGAAGTCGATGTTCTTGCGACGGGTAACGCTGGTCAGACGGCAAGCAACACTAACTCGTGGAACGGTGCAGCGCATCGCTTCGTGGGTAGTGGTGTCGTAAACTCCGTTGCTGCGATTTCCCCGAAGGACTTCGCTCTGGCTAAGTACGCTCTCTCTATGGCGAACGTACCGCTGACGAACCTCATTGCTATTGTTCACCCGTCGGTGGGCTATCAGCTTGAGACTCTGACTAACCTTGTGAACGTCTCTAACAACAAGGCTTGGGAAGGCGTCATCGCTACTGGTCTCTCGACTGGTACTCGGTTCATTAAGAACGTCTACGGCTTTGACGTTTATGAGTCGCAGAACCTGCCGAGCGGTCTCACCGAGACGATTGGTTCGGGCTCCGTTACGACTAACGGTGTCGCTAACTGCTTCTTCTCGGCTGCGCCGGACGTACTGCCTATTATCGGTGCGATCCGTCAGCCTCCGAAGGTTGACTCGGAATACAACAAAGACCTTCAGCGGGAGGAGTACGTCACGACCACCCGTTATGACTTCAAACTGTATCGGCCGGAGAATTTCGTTACTATTCTCACCGATGCTACGGCTGTGGCGTAAGGAGTAAAATAATGCCTATTGTTACTAATGCAGATGGTCTGACCATCAAGCTCGGTGTCTCCGAGGGTGCTCCCGGCGTGGCTGGTGAGTACGAGGACGGCATCGGTGGTGTGCGTATCCTAGAGTTCGCTGTCGATCTTGCTGATGTCGGCTCTTCGGCTACCGTCTTCGATGAGAACGTCCTTTTCGATAAGGGTTGGCTCATTGAGAAGGTGCAGGTCGAGACGACTGTGGCTGTCACTGGTTCAGGTGCTACGCTGAACATTGGTCTTCAGAAGACTGATCGTTCGACGGAGTTGGACTACAACGGCCTTGGTACGGCGGCTGGACTTACACAGACGGCTCTGGCCTCTGTGGGTACGGTTCTTGAGTACGTCAAGGGTACGAGCAATGCTGGTGCGCTTGTCGGTACGGTCCTTGCTGAGAATGGTGTTCTGACGCTTGATTACGATACTGCGGCGTTTACTGCGGGTCGTATCTCCGTCCGGGTGTTCTTCTCGGTTCCTCTGTAAGGAGTAAGTAATGGCCGAAGCACTTTTTGGCAAGGAGAATATTGAGGACCATCTGGGCCTTGCTATTCAGACTAGCCAGCTTGTGCTGGGCGAGGGAACAAAGACTGCGTCGGCAACGACTGGCGCAGCCACCCTTAACCAGCCCTCTGGAGTTGTCACGTCGGAGTCTCTGACTACCGCTGCGGCAGCAACTTACACACTGACCCTCACTAACTCTAAGATTGCGGCTACTGACATTGTTCTAGTCTCTGTGGGCAATGGCACGAACTCAGCGGGTGCTCCCGTTCTGACGAGTGTTAAACCTGCTGCTGGCTCTGTCGTAATCAAGGTGACTAACCTCCATGCATCGGCGGCTCTTAACGGTACGCTCGTTGTGTCCTTCGTGGTTGTAAAGGTTTAACATGACTGACTCGGTACATAAAGACCTCACTGGTGCTGATCTTCACGAACCGAAAGGTGCTGACACGGCACTTGCGGGACAAGTTTATGTATCGGATGGCGCAGGGAGCGGTGCATGGACTGCTGCTTCCTCCGTCATTACCAACTCGGCTTGGTCGACTGGTGATCTGAAAGCAACGCATAAGACGACTGCGGATACTGGTTGGATTATGTGGGTTGAAGGCAGTATCGGTGATGGTTCGTCAAGTGCGACGTTAAGAGCTAACGCCGATTGTTCCGATCTATTCGTGTTATATTGGAATAATTACTCTGATACACTCTGCCCCGTCTCTGGCGGTCGAGGAGCATCAGCGGCAGCAGACTTTGCAGCCCATAAGAAACTCACTGTACCGCGTGGACCCGGTCGCTCCTT